CTGTTAAAGAACAACTTCGCGAAGCTTATAAAGCATCAGATGAAGATCTTAAGTATATTGAAGAAGAATTTTCTAACTTCTGCAAAAATCAACAACTTAAAAAAGCGTTATTAAACAGCGTTCAATTTTTAAATGCGGGAGACTATGATACAATTCGTTCATTAATTGATAACGCATTAAAAGCGGGACAAGACAAAAATGTAGGCCACGAATATAATAAAGAAGTTGAATCTCGTTATAGAGAAGATCATAGAACTGTAGTACCTTGTCCTTGGGAAGCATTTAATATGTTACTTCAAGGTGGTTTAGGTAATGGTGATTTTGGTTTAATTTTTGGTAATCCTGGTGGTGGTAAATCTTGGACACTTATTGCTTTAGGTGGATATGCTGTTAAAATGGGTTACAATGTTTTACATTATACTCTTGAATTAGGAGAAGATTATGTTGGACGCCGTTATGACGCTTTCTTTACAAACATTCCTGTAAATAGAATCACAGAACAAAAGAATAGAAGTAAAGTAGAAGAAGCAGTAGAAACACTTCAAGGACAATTAATTATCAAAGAATACTCGCCTGGAAGGGCATCAATTTCAACTATAGAATCACATATTAAGAAATGCATTGACCAAGACTTTAAACCAGATTTGGTTATTATCGATTATGTAGATCTTCTTCGTTCTAAAAAAACGAATCGTGAACGTAAGGATGAAATAGATGATATTTATGTTAGCACAAAAGCTTTGGCTCGCGAGTTAAATATTCCTGTTTGGTCTGTTTCACAAGTAAACCGAGCTGGTGCAAAAGATGATATTATTGAAGGAGATAAAGCAGCAGGATCATATGATAAAATTATGATTACTGATGTAGCTATTTCCCTTTCAAGAAAACGTCAAGATAAAGTTAATGGTACAGGAAGATTTCACATTATGAAAAACAGATATGGTATGGACGGTATGACATTTAATGTTAAGGCAGATACATCCACAGGCCATTTTGAAGTTTCAGAAAGAACAGAAAATGATGAGGACGAAACCCCAACCCAACAAAATTCAGCTCCGGTTTTTAATACCGTTGATTATATGGATAAACAAGAATTACGTAACAAATTTTTTGAATTAAATTCATGAGTAAATTAATAGAACCCCGTATCATTTATAAACCCTTTGAGTACCAAGAAGCATATGAATATTGGCTCAAACAACAACAAGCCCACTGGCTACACACAGAAGTTCCAATGATGTCAGATTTGAATGATTGGAAACAAAATCTAACAGAAACAGAAAAAAACATTGTAGGTTCTATCTTAAAGGGTTTTGCTCAAACAGAAACTATTGTTAATGACTACTGGTCAGGATTAGTAACTAAATGGTTTCGTAAACCTGAGGTTATTATGATGGCAACTACTTTTGGTGCTTTTGAAACTATTCACGCTGAAGCTTATTCATTGTTGAATGAAACACTTGGTCTTGATAATTTTGATGAATTTTTAGAAGATGAAACTACAATGGCTAAAATTCAAAACTTGATGGATATTAGAGACAGTTTTGGTGACGAAATTAATTGGCATGAAGTAGCAAAATCATTAGCCATATTTTCAGCATTTACTGAAGGTGTAAATTTATTTTCATCATTTGCTGTATTGTTAAGTTTTAAAATGAGCAATAAACTTAAAGGTGTAGGACAAATTGTTGAATGGTCTATTAGAGACGAATCAATGCACTCAGAAGCAGGTTGTTGGTTATTTAGAACATTAGTTAAAGAAAATCCTAAACTCAAAACTCAAGAACTTGAAGCTGCTATTAATGAAGCAGCATTACTTTCTCTTAAACTTGAGCTTGATTTTATCAATAAGGTATATAAGTTAGGTGATTTAGAAAGTTGTTCAAGATATGATTTAGAACACTTTATTAAAAATAGAGTAAATACCAAATTAGGTGATTTAGGATACAAACCTATTATTTCAAATGTAGATATGACCGCAGTTGAAAGAATGAAATGGTTTGATCATTTGTCTGCTGGAAAACAACATACTGATTTCTTTGCAAACAGAGTAACAAATTATAGTAAAGGTCATATGGAGTGGGATGCTGAATTAATTTTTTAAAATGGATAATAATTTAACAATAGATTATACACAATGGGAGCGTGGTAAAGACTATCCCGAATATTTTGACGAAGTAGCATTAAGTACCATTTCTAAAGGTTATTTACTACCAGGTGAAACACCAAAAAAAGCTTACCGAAGAGTAGCACACGCTGTGGCAATGCGTTTAAATCGCCCTGACTTAGAAAATAAATTTTTTAAATACATTTGGAATGGCTGGATTGGATTGGCTAGCCCTGTACTCTCAAACACAGGGACAGACCGCGGGTTACCGATCAGCTGCTTTGGCATCGATACTCCAGATTCAATCAGAGGTATTGGCCTTACAAACGCTGAACTTATGCGACTTACCTCTTACGGAGGTGGAGTTGGAATCTCCCTCTCAAGAATTAGAGGTAGAGGATCAAATATTACCGGAAATGGAAAATCCGAAGGAGTAGTTCCTTGGGCTAAAATTTATGACTCAACTATTATTGCAACTAATCAAGGTTCAGTACGTAGAGGAGCTGCATCTGTTAATTTAGATATTAACCATATTGATATTAAAGAATTTTTACAAATTCGTAGACCTAAAGGTGATCCTAATCGCCAATGTCTTAATCTACACCAATGTGTAGTTGTTGATGATATGTTTATGAAGCGTTTAAATGACCGTGATAGCGAAGCTATGGCATTGTGGTTAGAAATTCTTAAATCGCGCGTAGAGACAGGAGAACCATATATTATGTTTAAGGATAATGTTAATAAAGATAATCCTTTAGCATATAGAATGCACAATTTAGATGTTTCTATGACTAACATTTGTACAGAAATTACACTACACACAGATGAGGAACATTCATTTATTTGTTGTTTAAGTTCACTTAATTTAGCCAAGTACGATGAATGGAAAGATACAGATGTAGTTGAAACTGCAATCTATTTTCTTGATGGTGTAATGGAAGAATTTGTTGTTAAAACAAATGGTAAGGATTCAATGATTCGTTCTCATAGACATGCTAAAAAAGGTCGTGCACTTGGTTTAGGTGTAATGGGTTGGCACACTTTCTTACAACAAAAGAATTTACCATTTAACTCTATAGCATCAACAGCTTGGACACATACAATCTTTAGTGATATTAAATTAAAAGCTGAAGCAGCATCTCGTAAACTAGCAGTAGAATATGGTGAACCTACTTGGTGTAAAGGTACTGGTATGAGAAATACTCACTTGTTAGCTATTGCTCCCACAGTATCAAATTCACGTATTAATGCTTGTTCAGCAGGTATTGAACCTCAACCAGCAAACGTTTATGTATTTAATGGTGCTAAAGGAACATTTATTGTTAAAAACCCTGAATTAGAAAAATTATTAGAATCTAAAAGTAAAAATAATAGTAAAGTTTGGGATCAAATCTTAGCAGATAATGGTTCAGTACAAAATTTATCACACGATATTTTAACTGAAGATGAAAAAGAAGTGTTTTTGACATTTCCTGAAGTTAACCAGTTAGCATTAGTACAACAAGTAGCCATTCGTCAACGTTATATTGATCAAACACAATCTTTAAATCTTGCTTTTGATCCTAAAGATTCCCCAAGATGGATTAACCAGGTACATATGGAAGCTTGGAAATTAGGAGTAAAAACATTATATTATCTACGTACTGATTCAGTAATTAAAGGTGATTTAGGTTCACGTACTGTAAATTGTATTTCTTGTGATGGGTAATGGCGCTTTGAATTCTTTCCATATATTTATAATAAAAAATATTATGGTAGGAATTTATAAAATTACAAATCCTGAAGGAAAAATGTATATTGGTTATTCTAAAAAAATAGAAACACGTTGGGAAAGTCACAAGAATGCTCAACATAAAGCAAATTATAAATTGAAAGAATCCCTTACCAAATATGGTGGGGATTCTCATCAATTTGAAATAATAGAAGAAGTTGATATTTCTTCTCTAAACCGAAGTCAGGGTGATGCTTTTCTTCGTAAACGAGAACGTTATTGGATTAAAAAGTTAGATACATTTTATAATGGTCTAAATTCAAATGGTGGTGGTAGTGGATGTAATTCCCATACAGAAGAATCTAAACGTAAAATAAGTGAAGCAAATAGCAAACCCAAACCAGATGACTTTGGTGTTAATAGAAAAAAATGGCAACATACAGAAGAATTTAAAGAAAAAGTAAAAAATGCTCCTCGTTGTCCTATTTTAATGTATGATTTAAAAAATAATTTTATCCAAGAATTTCCTAATCAACAAAAAGCTGCTGATTTTATAGGAGTAAAAAAACAAGCCATATGGAATGTTTTAAATAATTTTGTAAATCGAAGTGGTATTCCTATTACCCAAATAAGAGGATACAAATTTATATATAAAAAATAAATATTTATAACTATGAAAAAGTACTTATTACCATTAATAATAGCACTCTCCGCCCTGTCAGTATCGGCTTCTGCCGCATTCTATTCAGTGACTGGCCTCAGTATGTTATTTGCTGGAGCTAGTTTTGCTGTATTGATAATGGCTTCTTCATTAGAAGTAGCTAAATTGGTGATTGCTTCTTTATTGTATCAATATTGGGAAAAATTAAATAAAGTCCTAAGAACATATCTTACTATAGCAGCTTGTGTATTAGTATTAATTACATCAGCTGGTATCTATGGTTTCTTATCTGCTGCTTACCAAGAAACAGCAACCAAATCAGAAATTGTTAATAAACAAATTGCTGCTTTAGAAAGTAAAAAGAAACTATATGAAGATAGTAGAAATAATATTCTACAAGAAAAACAATCACTTGCTACTTTACGAGGAACTTTATCTAAAGGTTCAACAACTCAATATACTGATAGA